ATCCTTTCTATTTGGTGAATTATTTTTTAGAGAATTTTTGTCTGTGTCCTGAAACCCTGCGCCAGAGATAAGCATCAAAATCATCGTGGATGGTCTGGGCGTTGGTGAAGTCCCATTTTCCAATCTGACGGCTGGTGCTTGCACCTGAGAGGGCTTCGATCTCGCTCAAAATCGCAGTCTGGATAGCAAAGCGTTTGATTGTTTCCTCGCCGGTCTCAGTGACAAATCCGGCGTCTATCATGTCCTGCGAGGGTGCTGACCAACCCTGGCGCATGAGGGATGTTTTTGCCTGTTCAAGATCAAGGGGTTTATCGTTTACGTTTGCAATCGCCTGGTTGACGATGTCGGCTGTGTTAATTTTTTGGCCCTTTACGATCCGATTGTTTCCGTTTTCTGCATTTGGGGTTAAGTTTGTTTTGTTCACTTCAGTCTCCTGTCTAGTTGTTTGATCTATATATAGTATAGCATATTACTATACGTTTGTCAAGCATTTTAGGCACCAATTTTCAATTATGAGAAAACTCTAATCTGGTGTTCTATGAATGTTCTATGTTTGTTCTATCACAACCCCCACTTCTCCACCGGAGAGGCATGCCGGTGCGCATCATCCAGGTCATTTTGGCTGATGGCAAGATAGCGCTTGACCATATCCAATGTGGTATGGCCCAACATCTCCTGCAGGGTGTAAATGGCTATTGACATTTGTTACTTCCCATGCTATACTGTTTCTTATAAGAAACATTGTTGTTCATCAAGAAACGCTCATGATAGACGAAATCGTAAAGAAATATCGGAAACAGCAAAAACTTTCTCAGGAGGCATTCGGTCAGAGCCTTTGTGAGCGCCTTCCAGGTGTGGAGTTGACCAGACAGGCCATCTCAAACTGGGAGCGAGGCGCTCAGACGCCCGATTACATGTTCCTGGTGGCGATGGTGATGGCCTATAACGACTGGCGTTTCGATTTTGCCCTGGAGTGCCTGCAGGTGTTGCGTCCATCGGTGTGGTTATCTAAAGAATAGCACACATGATCTAGTTTTAGGGATAAAAGGAGAAATTCACATGGAAACCATGGTTCAGGTTCTCACAAAACCAGTAGATTTTCAAGAAGCGAGCATCAATGAGAAGTGGTCCAGCGCGTTTGCGCTGTGGCTGTCCAGTAAATCTGGCAACACACGCCGGGCGTATGAGATGGCCTGGGAACAGTTGCTGGATTTCACCGGCAAGATGCCCTGGGAGATGGGCTCGGCGGATGTTGAGACCTGGGTTGGCGAGCTGCGCAAAGCATATTCCGAGAGCACTGTGCAGCAGCGCTTGGCGGCTGTGTCGAGCTTCTTTTCCTATGCCCGTTTGCAGTACATGGATATCGTGGACGGGGTTGAGGTGCCCCTGTACCGGTACAACCCTGCCAAGGCAGTCAACCGCCCCAAAGTGCAGCCCTATGGCAAAGCGCATCCGTTGACGATTGAAGATGTCCGGGCGTTGTTGAACGCCATCCCCCGTACTGGCCCCCAGGGGTTGCGGGATTATGCGCTCATCCTGGCGTTTGTGCTCACCGGTCGACGCAACAGCGAGATCCGCAACCTGCGCTGGGGCGATCTGGAACAGCGTGATGGTCGATTCTGGTACACCTGGCAGGGCAAGGGATGCACTTCTGGACGTTACGAGTTACCTGCTGCTGTAGCCCAAGCAATGATGGATTGGCTGATATCCGCTGACCGCATGGATGAGATACAACCTGACGATTACATTTTCACACCTCTTTGTGACCATGCCAACCGGTTCCCCGGTGTGGATCACGACCCGGGTCGACCGCTCAGCACCCGTTACATCCGCGACGTGGTGAAGAAATACGCTCGTCTTGCCGGTTTGGATGCTGACCAGGTGCGGGTCCATGACCTGCGTCACACTGCAGCCATGCTGCGGGCAGAAGCGGGCGATGATGTTCGTTCGATCAGCGCCTTCCTGGGGCATGCTGACCTGCGCACGACATCCCGGTATCTTTTCCGGGTAGGAGGGCGTAAGGATGAATCCTGGAAAAAGGTTTGTGAGATGTTGTCTTTATGAATGATGTAGATCCGCCGGGCGTAAGTTGTGCCATCTGCGCCCGTTTATTACAAAAAAGCGAGGAATGAAACGATGGAAATCGTTGAGATAGTTTTGATGGCTGTTGTCACCAGCTTACTCATGGCGTTGCTGCACTACCTGCCCTGGCGAGGGTTGTTGCGCAGAGAGCTGCCGGTTCTGGCCAGGTATATGATCGGCGTGTTGGGGTTGACCACGCCACTATCAGTGGTGTGGATCCTGCGCAGCGACTGGACCAATTTGTTGTTGCTGTGGGTGGCTGTGATCTGTGGTGGATTGACGGTGATCGTGACGCATGTGCGGAAGGACGGAAGCTCCGTGGCCAGGCCGACAAAAGCTAACGAACTGAAACGTGAACAGCTTGAGGCCCAACTGACATGTTTGGGTTGTGCCCTCGTATTAATCGATCTCGTCCACCATCGCATAGGTTCAGCCATCACCATCACCTACTCAGGGCTGTCGAACATGCTCTCACCTGGCATAGAGGATCTGGACCGTATCAAAGCATTGCTGGTCGAAACCCAGGTGATGATCAAAGAATACAACCCTGATGTGTTCGCCGTGGGGGGGTGTTCTGATGACCAGTAGCAGAAATATTCCAAATCTGCATGTTTACATTGGTTTTAGGGTCATGGCGGGGGGGACGGGTAGAAAAGGGCACCGACGGCTGGCCAGTTCCGATAACAGGTTATTATCGGAACTGCAATATTCCGGTGTCTGGCAGGGGGTGGCCTGTTTTTATCGCGAAATCGCTGAGCTTTGCTCATTCATCACTGTAAATAATTGCAGCATTTTTTGAGGAAACGTTTTTTATGGATATTGTTGACGAACTGAAGCGCAAACTGAGCATCGAGACTGTGATAGAAGCGGATGGGTATCACCTGGAGGGGACAGGGAGATACAAGCGAGAAAGCCAGCACAACAGCCTGGTTGTGGACCTGAGGACGCAAGCGTATCACTGGAACAGCACCGGTGAGCATGGGGATATTTTCAATTGGGTGATGAAGCGGAAAAGTGCTGACTTCAAAGGCGCGGTAGAGATACTGTGCAGGATGGCCGGTTTGCCTGATCCGGATTGGGGCCACCAGGATATGCAAACCCGGATGGCTGCCCGTGCCCGTCAGGATGCGTTTGCAGTGGCTGCCAGGGTGTTTGAGAAGTGGCTAAAAGAAGATAAGGCTGCCCTGCTGTATGCAAAGGGGAGAGGGTGGACTGATGAAACAATCGAAAAGGCGCGGTTGGGTTATACAGGGTTATGGGATCGAGATGCTCTGATCAAAGACATGCGGAACGAGTTTTCGTATGAAGGTGTGAACTCCGACGACCCTGCTGCTGTTGCGATCACTGGGTGGGCAGGCGATGTGAAGGCCTGGGGGGAGCGACACGGGGTGGCTGTAAGCGAGAAGTGGGTGCAAAAGAGGAGCATACCCGGGCTGGTTGGGCGGGACATGCTGCTGTATCCTCATTTGAATTTTGGCCAGGTCGTTTATTTTTCGGGACGCGGGATTAATGAGAAAACGCACTATAACATTCCCGAAGCCCTGGCGGGAAAGAGACAGGCCTATTTTAATACCGAGTGGGTCCCGGATGGGTTTGAGTGCGTGATTGTTGAAGGACAAGCGTGTGCGATTACGCTGGCTCAATGGGGGATACCCGCCGTTGCCCTTGCCGGGACCTCGATTGATGACGATTTGGTCAACAAGCTGCGTAAGAATAAGGCGCTATACCTTGCCATGGACACTGACAAGGCAGGCGAGGCTTCTGCCAGAAAGAACCTGGCGAAAATCAATGATCCGCTGGTACGGGTCGTCAGTTGGGGCGATGAACGCAGCCGTGAAGGGGATCGGGACGCCAACGACTGGCTGCAATCGCTGCTGGCTGCTGCTGTTGAGCCTGAAGAGCAAGAAACACGCGTACGCGATAAATTGACCACTGCTGATACCTGGGTGGAAATGGTATGTGTCCAGGCGGGACAACTGAGCGGCGCACATGGGGAAGAGGCTACACGAATAGCGATGGAGCTGGTGGCCAGGATGGATGATGTGGTTATCGCGCAGTATCGAACGACACTAGCCAAGGCGCTGAATATCGGGGTGCGTGATTTCCAAAATATCTTAAAATCTGTGCGGCAAACGGTTGATCAGCGTGATTTGAAGACGCTTGTGGAGGGTGAAACGCTGGGGGGAATCATCAATGGGTGGCTGATTGAGTATCTGTATGATCCTGAAAATGACCAGGCCCGATTAGCCTATCGCAGCCCGGAAGGCGAGATCGGTGAACGGCAATATGTGGACATCGAAGGCGTGCGCTATTATCCCAGCGAGCCGACTGCTTTTGTCAAACAGGAAGTGGTGCTGTTTCCATCAAAACTGGGGCCTGTGAAAACGACCAGGGAGCTGGTGGCGATCATTGAGGCGTATATCCGGGCGGTGTATTTGTGGCCGGATACCGTGTGGCCCAAGCTGGTGGCGTATTACGTGCTGCTGACATGGATTTATGACGCTTTTAATGCCCTACCCTACCTGCGGGCTGTGGGCGAGGCGGGATCGGGGAAATCTGAGATGATGCGCCGAGTGGGCCATATCTGTTACCGGATGATGACCGCTTCAGGAGCCAACACGGCGAGCACATTTTTTAGGGCGACGGAGATGTACCGGGGGACGGTCTTCATCGACGAGGCGGATTTGCACGACGGGGGCGATATGGCGAATGACATCATCAAATTTCTGAACCTGGGCGCGATGAAGGGCAACCCGATCAGCCGAACCGTGGAAGCGAGGGATCGAAACGGGGATCGGATTTTCATCGTGCAGCCGTTTAATACGTACTGCCCGAAGTTGATCGCCATGCGGAAGGAGTTTAAAGATGATGCGGTTGCAACGCGGTCGCTGACGATGAACCTGATCCCGCGGGAACCGATTGAGCTGAAGCAAGCGGGTGTTAAGCTGACGATGAATAACGAAATGCGGGGACATGCGCGGGAGATCCGCAATATGCTGCTGCGGTGGCGGCTAGCGCACTGGGAGCCGGAGATCGAAATTGATGAGGAAGACATCGACCTGGAGATTTCGAGCCGGTTGAACCAAGTGACGACATCACTGCTGCGGCTGGCAAAGGGTGATGACGCACTGAAGAGTGAAATCCGCTCTCTGCTGAGAGCATACAACCAGGACATCATCCTGAGCCGGTCGATGACCGTGCTGGCGCGGGTGGTGGAGGCTGTGTGGAAGATCTGGCTGTATGAAGACCTGCAAGAAGCGCACACAAAGGTGGACGCCAACGGCCAGCGATACACCCACCCGGCAAACGTAGCAAAGGTCGCTAACAGTTTGATTGATTTGGAAAATGCCCAGAACGATGATGACGATGATGAGGCGCAGGCGATGAAACGCAGGAAACAACTGACCGGCCAGGGCGTGGGCCGTTATATGAAAAATGATTTAGGACTGGTGCCCGCTGACCGGAAGTCCACCGGCATTGCGTATTATTTTGACGAAAACGAGATTCGACTGATCGGATTAGCCAAAAGATACGGCGTTGATGTGGATTTGATCAAAGAAAACATTGGAAAAGGGAAAAAACCGGTTGAAAAACAAGAAAATATCCCCTTTTAGTGAGGAAAGTATGAACTAATGAACTTCATGTAGTTTATTTCGCCCCTGGGAGCCGAAAGTAAATTTGTTTTGTAAGGCAAGCGCAAAAAATACAAAACAAAATGATTTACAAAACCCCCAAATAAACTACATAAACTACATAAGTTCATTCAGGGCAAAAATGCGAGCGAAAACTGATGGAAGAAAACGGTTAATTAATCAAAATACTATGAATAAATGTAATTTAATGAAGATATATAAGCGATACCGAGAAAATTTTGCGATGACGATTTTGAGGCTAATTTGCCTGCTTTTGATGGGACGTTAAAAGGCATGAACTTCGGTGATCAAAGTTCATTCCTGGAGGTATGAAGTTCATTAGTTCATTCGAAAGTTCACTCCAAAAAGGATGAAGTTCACAAGTTCACTCGAAAGGACCTGAAAATGAAGGAAAACGATGGGAATACCAGGAGCCGTTACCGGTTGAGGAACGAGCGATTTGTATGCGTTGGGTTTGTATTCATTACCGGCAGGCCGAATTTTACCGATCCTGAGGATTACCTGGACTATCGGCAAATGCGCTGGGACAAGGAAACGATGGAGAAGGACCTGCGGAGGGGAGTGCTGCCGCCGGGGATGTTGATTAAGGCTGAAAGTGGGACAAAAATCGGGATGGTGGTGGGCCATTACGACTATCCACAGAAGGTTGAAGTTTTAGGAGATTTGGAAAACATGATTGAAACAGTTGGGAGAATGGTGAAATGAAGAAAAAGGAAGAATTGAAGTATGGGATTGAACGGCTCATGCGGGGTGATGCGAGTGTGATGCGCGTGCCGGTGCATAAGGGCGACCGGATTGAGTGGAATGTTCACGGGTATATGACGCGGATATTACGGGACGGAAAGCCGATCTGGTGGCTGGGGAAAAAGATCGGGTGGCGGCCAGACGGGGAAGAGCTGGTTGTGCTGCATTTGATCGTGGATCAGGCGCCGGTGTACATCTGGGAAGAGGAGCCCAAGTTGGAGGGGTATGAGAGCGCAGAGGCATTTGAGCGGGCATTTGCTGCGGCTTACGGGGAAGAGGCGCTGTATAAACCAGCCTGGCGGATCAGAGTTGGCGTGAATAAACTGGTTTTTGACGAAGAGGAGATGAAGGAATGAAAGGTATGTCTAAAGCCTCTCGGTTAATAAAGATTGTTTCCGCCCTTGTTGATAATAAAGGCGGTTTAACTCAGTCTCAGTTGGCTAAGATGATGGGCGTCCACAGGTCAACCATTCATCGCGATCTAGTAGACCTCACCCAGTTATGGCCAGTATATGAAGATAGGAAATTAATCATGATTGATGAAAGTTTCACTGTATCTAATGAGAACAAATTATGCTCTTTTATTGTGAAAGCTATGGGCTATCGCTTAATTGAGGGGCTTACGATTGAAGATTGCGAAGGGCATTGCGCTATTACAGGAGAGCGAATCACAAAAGGGGTGAAAACAAAATCGATAGTCGCTTCAACGGTCGGGGAGTATTTGGATTTACTTCCAGGCGGCATACACGGTTATCTATCGGTTGACGCAGCCATTGTTTATAAAAACACCTGGAATTGGGGATCGCGGCTTATTTTTAAAGATGAAAATTATCACCCTCTGATCAGTGCATCATCTGCAAAACAAACAGACCGGTTATCCTGGTCACAGTTAATCCGGGATGTTTATCCTAGGAAAGAAGGATTCCCATGCGTTGCGCTTGTGGCGACGGATTTCAAAAAAAGGGTATGGCAGCGGTGCGAAATCGGTGTTCTTGGTGAGCATACGCCGGTTTATGTATATGCTCCTGATTTTGATGCAGCAAGAAAAATATATGTTGATTGGCGCCGACTTGTTGAGATGTTGGGACTAATTGAACGAATTTATGCGTCAGGGTTTTCCAAATACCAGATTCAATACAGTTTGCTGGAGAATTACAGGCTATTTGAGAGCGATCCGGAGGGGATCATCGAAGCAGAAAAAGAGTTGAGACAGCTCAGGGATCATCCTGAGTTTATAGTTGCGCTGATAGCAGCGCAGAAAGAGGTGTAAAAATGAACTTTCAATTATTGTTGAAGGCGGAAACGCCGATCTCGCATCATGATGCTGGGGCGGGCGAGTCAGGGAACGCCCTGACGTTCAATCGTCAAAAACAGGTCGTGTTGAGAGACGATATCGAAGCTGTTGATTCCGTACCGGAGAGTGTTAAAACATTTTCAATACCTTCATCGATGGTTCCGGTATTCAAACAGTTGTCACTTGTCGAGACAATCGGGGCGCTGATTACAAAAAACATCATCGCGTTATACAGCACGCTAAGCGGCACCGGTCTTTTTGAAGGTATGGATCGTTATCACATGTTGGAAACGCGGATGCGTTCTGCCGCAAACAGAGTGCGTTCGTTGAGTTCGTTTTGGTCAACGGTCTGCCAGGACTTAAATCTGCCCATACATCCTGGCAGTTACGACAGTGAGATTGTATCCTTATTTGGGTTACCGGAAAGCTTACAGTACAGAGTGATCGAAGCTGTCCTTAGAAATCTGCGAGCGATCATCGCCACTGCGCGATTATGGAATGCCAGAGAAAAACAGATGCGGATGACCGATGTAGAGCAGATAGGGTTTTTTGAGGCTTTAGACCCAAAAGACGAGATGGTTGAAATCAGCTATGAGGACGTCGCTGCTGAAGCGAGTGGGAAACTGGTAATGGAAGTGCCTGTTGTTTCAACAAACGGATTGCGCCACCAACTGGTGAGGCATCCGGGTTGGCTGCACCTGGTTGAGCACTTGGGGATTCGCGGTGATTTACCTGGCGGGGGCGACTTGCCCCCTTCTGTTGAAGCGATCTTTGTAAACGGAGGCAATATATATGCTGGCGCTAAACAACCCGCTAATGTTTTTAAGTTGAAAACAGCCATTCGTAAAAACTATCCTCTTTTAGATCTGATCGGTGGGGTTACTGATTCGTTCGACATTGGCGAGAGTAAATTAGCGGTTGCTTCGTGGATTGTGTGTAAAGAAAACGCTTCAGCCGTTGGCGACCTGCCTGGCTCTGATATGTCCATTTTTGATATGGTCGATGAAGTTACTTTGACGCGCCATGGCACAGAGGCTGGTATAGGTCAAATGATCTATAACTTTGAAGTGCTCGTTCCTGGAACGACCGTACTGGTTCGATTTTATATCCGTGAAAATGCACAGCCGCTGACAGTGGGCGCGTTTGGAGCGGCATTAAAACGATACGTTGATGGTTTCCCGGTTGTTGCCGGGCAATCTGCCAGGGGTTTTGGCCTAGTTACAGCCGAATGGTTGAACGACACACCAAAAGATTATATCGACGCCTATGAGGAATATCTAAAAATCAATCGTGACCAACTGGTTGCATGGATGATGGATGGTACGCTGGGGAGCGACTACAGGGTTTTGACATGATGGAAGCCGTTGCGCATACCATGCACGCTCAGACAAACGCATACCGCAAACGCGTTACGCAGGCAGAAATTGTGATTACAGCGTGGTTGGAAAAGAGCCAAAAGCCGTATGTTGCGTTTTCAGGCGGCAAAGATTCTTCTGTAATGCTTGCTCTGGTCAGGAGTATTGATCCTGAGATAGAGGCTGTGTATTGTGATGATCAATATAAGTTCAAACAAACTGAGGAGCTTTTAGCGAAAACAGAAAATTTACGCATGGTCGCCAATACAACAACACATATCGAATGGTTCACATCGTGGGAACCTGGCTATAAAGATGACGCTGTGGAGTATCTCGGTGATAATCATCCGCTGTGGGCGCATCGTTTGGGGTATGACGGCGCTTGCGTTGGCATAAGGGCTGAAGAAAACAGTTATCGAAAAATAGCGTTAAAAAGTTACGGCCAGCTGCATTACGTAGAATCAAAGAAATTGTGGCAATGTTATCCGTTGGCGTGGTGGACAGTAGAGGATGTGTGGGCGTATATCCACACCAACGGGACGCCTTATAACAGTGCCTATGACGTCATGGAGGCTCAAGGCATCACAAAAAAGAGACAAAGGATTGGACCGCTTGCCAACCGGCGAGCGATTACGCAAGGGCAAGCGGTCATCCTGAAAAAGTGTTTTCCGGACGCTTATCGAGAGTTTTCTCATGATCATCCGGAGATAGCGAGGTACCTATGATTTATCTTTCAGAGATGGAACGTTTTACAAAACGATATTGCGACATGGAATTAACATGTTTAACTGTAACCGCTCACCTGAAAACGAACAGCCATATCGTGAACTATGATCCGATTTACCTGGACAACTTGTTGGCGTGGTGTGTTGTAGACGAGGCAACGAGCGGACAAGGCGTGCCGGATACGCCTGAAGCTTATTGGGCGCCGCTGCCGTTGAAACTTGCTGATTATATAAACGAACTTCCGTTATGGTTATCGTCTGTGTTTGTACCAGAAGGGGATTGCATAGAAGACGTGAAATATCATCATAAACGGATCATGTCGGGCGAATGGTCGCAAACCAAAAGTTTGAATACCAATGTGGGGCGATGGATGGAACGCAGAATACCGGTTCCTACCCTGGTGAGCGATCGGTTGTCTGCCAGATGCTGCGGAAACAAAGAGGAAATCGAGCGATTAATACAAAAGATTAACTTTTTAGGCAAACACCGACGCGTGGGGTATGGAGAGATCGCTCGATGGGACGTAGAACCAGGCGATTTTACAGAAAATGAGATTTTCACACTGGATGGCGTTTTAGCACATGCCCTGCCAACGGGATACGACGGCGTGAAAGTTGAGGCTTTGCCGACGATTGTGGGGTGGACGCCGCCTCAGTGGAAAGTCAGTTTACAAACGGAAGGGTGGCCGATAGGAACTAAGGTGCTGTCATGAAAGGGAAACATCGATATGAGGATGCGATTCAGGCGGCATTGAAACTGGAAGCCAGGCTGAAGCCGTTTTGTGAACGGATTGTGATCGCGGGGAGTTTGCGACGGCGGTGCGCAACGGTGGGCGATATCGAGATGGTGGCGATCCCCAAAATGCGTTTTTCTGAGGGGTTGTTCGGGATGGAAGGTGAGGGGTATTCGCTGCTGGACCTGCATCTGAACACTTTCCCGGAGATTTACGAACCCGGGCGCTGGGGCGAGCGGATGAAGCAGCTGCGCTTTGACGGGTACCCGGTTGATCTGTTCATCTGCACACCGGAACGGTGGGGGGTGATCCTGACGATCAGGACAGGTTCGGCTGATTTCAGCCGGTGGCTGGTGACATCACGGTTGAAGGGCGGCGGACGGATGAGCAACCGGCGTGTGGAGGACGGACGGGTGTGGAAACTGGGCGTGGAGGCAGGGGCAACGACTATAAGACGGACGCCGATGGAAACACCGCAGGAAGAGGATGTGTTTAAAGCCCTGGGCGTGCCGTGGATCCCGCTGGGAGAACGGCAGCGAGGGTACTGGGGTGAACCCGTTCCGGAGCTGGAGAAACGCTTCTGTGCAGTAACCGGTTTGGAGATGACCCATAGATAAAGGAGACGGAAATGAGAGAAAGACTGCTGGCATTTATCATCGCGTATAAGAGGGCGCATGATGGAAACTCCCCGACGTACCGGGAGATGATGGCGGCGACCGGATTGAGCACGACGAGTTCGGTGGCGTATCACCTGGAAAAGCTGGAAGCAGAGGGCGTGATTGAACGCCCCCAGCAGGTGGGCAATACGCGGGTAATTGAAGTGGTGGGCGGGCGCTGGTCGCCACCGGAGGAGCTGGAGGCGCTGCGCTCGTTTTAAAGAGCCGAACGGCGGTGGATGATGGGTAAAGAGAGTGTGGTGTTGGTTGAGGATACGCTGACCCAGGACGGATGGCGCAGGGTGCATTTTGTGAGCGGCGACGCGAAAGCGTTTCAGCGCAAATGGAACCAGACGCTGGTGGGAATCCCGTGGGAGAGTGCGGATGCGGTGATCACGGACCGTTATACCGAGGCAGGGATTGAACACGGGATTGTGCACTGGCCGCTGCGGGGAAAGATCGTGGAATACCGCGACCTGGAGGAAGGCCCCCAGGACGGGACGATGGTACTGTGGGTGCTGTTTGGAAAGAAGGACCGGGTGAGCCAGGCTGTGAAGACGTGCGCGTACTATTATTATGCGTATTTTGATGTATGGCCGGATACCGCGTGGGTTGGGAGCAGCATGGCTGCGCATGATGGGAAGCGCGTGGCGGTGGAGGGCCGGGGAACGATCGGGATGGTGTACGGAGAGTGGCTGCCGGAATTTGGCGTGGGGGTGGGGCGAATGCGGCAGTTGGCAAGCGAGAGAAAGGGCGTATGATATGGGATTTTGGTCCGGGTTTTGGATTGGGGCGGCGTGCGGGTATGTGGTGTGCCTGGCAGGGGTGGTGATGGTGCTGGCACTGTGTCATGCAGCCAGCCGCAACGATGGCGACGTTGAAGGAGCGTGTGAAAATGGATGAGATGCGCGTATGGCGCTGTAAAAATGGGCATGCGCTGGGGATGGTGCGCCGGAACGGCAGCGGAGTGACGCAACTGATGCTTTTTCGCCAGGCGGTGGACATGGAGAGCGAGGAACCCCAGGCGCCGGAGGTGATGAGCATCGCCGAAGGGCGGGTGGTGGACATCCGGTGCTCGGTGTGCGATGCGATGCGCACGTGGATCCAGGATGAGGCGATGCTGGAACGGCTGTTCAGAACGCGAAAATGGGCGCAATTACTTGACAAAGACAGCGGTTCGTGATAGACTGGAGGCAGTAGAGTCAGCACCTCAACATGGACGAGCTTTTGTTTTAAGCATCGTTCTACAATCAAAACCATTGTGGACGAAGATCCGCAGTGTGGCAAAAAGTTCCGTCCTGAGTTGCTGACTCCAACGGTGCGAAACCACATTGCGGATTTTTGTTTACCAGTTAAAAGGAGTCAGCAAATGAACGACCAATTGAACCAAAATGTTGCAATGGGGGATGAAAGCGGATATAATAGAACAAATGTTCTGGATTATGTGGGAGGGCTAAAGATGAAGACGATGTATCCGCCGGAGTATGTGCAAAAAATTACTATGGACGCGTTTGAAGTTGTGATGAAGGAGCTGCGGGCGCACAAAGACGAACGTGTGAAGGAGCTGGCGCAAACAGCGGATGCGTGTTTTCTGCTGTGGCAACTGGCAGGCGATCCGAAGACCATGGCGACGATGACGATCGGGGAGTACCTGCCGCTTCTGTTGTGGGCGCTGGAGGAATCGGAAAAGAAGGAGGCGGAGGAACCCTCCTGGCTGAGGGATTTTGAGGAAGAGAACAAGGTTGCGGAAGTGCGTCTGAAAGCGCTGGATGCGCTGGAGGATTCGTGCAACTGGTCGAGCCCGTGCCCGACGAGTGAGGAGATCAAAGCACGGGAGCGCTGGCGGTATCTGATGGACCGGCAGAATGAGTTTGAGCGGAAGTGGGATTTGTAGGGGCTCGGCAGGGTAGCAGAAATTTGCACGGTGGAAACCTACAAATCTGCACGGTCAGATGAAAGTGAGGAGAGATATGTCTAATTTTGCGGAGATGTTAGACCAGCTCATCGATGCAGTCAAAGAGTATTGTAAGTATCCAGACCTTTACATGAGACGAAATTACCAGGATGCGAGGAACGGGATATTAAAGAGCATAAACAAGCTGCTGGCAGATGTTCAGAAAGTGAATGAGATTAGCTCGGATTATGAGGATCGGCTCAGCGAATTAAGGGATGTGATTTTCGAGCTGGATAAAGAGGTTTATCGATTAAGGAAGGGAGAGTGAGGCGTGAATTGCAGCCGTTTCAGCTCGAACAGGCTGTCGATGGACAGAATGAGCCACCTACTGTAAGGTTATAGTTAGTTTCTTCCATGGTTCTCCTATTACTCTGAGACACAAACCCCCCGAGGCACCCGGGGGGTTTGTGGTTAAAGGAGGGTTGTCGGGGTTGCACCCCCTCGGCAGGGCTCTCCTGAGCCCTGCACTTCGCTGATGCGATGTTGCACCCACGACTCGTGTCGTGGGCGCTTCGCCATGCCACCTGGATGGTGGCTGGCTCGTGGCCGCTTCAGCTCGTGGGCGCTTCGCTGATGCGGGTTTGCACCCACGACTCGTGTCGTGGGCGCTTCGCCATGCCGCCTGGATGGCGGCTGGCTCGAACGGGCTGTCGGTTGAATGGGGGGTGTAAATGGTTTAAAATGATAGTGCAGGCCCGATGCAGTTCGGGCCACGGCAGGAGATGAGCGCCCTGTCACCGGTGGTGGACCCGACATCCACTTCTGGTGACCGGGCGTTTTTCGTTTAAGCAGGAGATTGCTTCGTTCCTCGCAATACCCTAACGGGCACAGGTTACAAAAGGAGATGGAAAGATGGAAAATTTATTTAGTTTGTTTGAGCAGTTGATGGCGCTGGGCGGTGTTGCGGCTGCGATTGCGCTGATTGTCAACGTGTTGAAGACGATTGGCGTGGTGAAAAACGGCCAGGCGGGCACCTGGGCAGCGGGATTGAACCTGGTGGGCCTGATCGGGTTGTTTGTTGCCGGGGTCGTGGCGCCGGAGTTTGACATCCCCGGGTTGGACGCAACGATCGCCCAGGTGGTTGAGATCTTGAGATTAATTTTTGCCTTTATTGTACAGAACTGGATTTCTAAGAGCACCCATGACGTGTTTTCGAGCGGAGAGGTGCCGATTGTAGGCAAGAGTTTTTCTAAGGATACGGTTTGTAAGGATACGGACTGATGCCGATCTGGCTGCAGTTGGTCGGGATGTTGTTGACCGGCAGTCTGCTGACAGCGATAGTCAATGCGTTAGTGGGGCGCCGGAAAACGAGCGCCGATATATCGAAACTGTTTGCAGACACAGCCGGACAGCTTGTGCAGCAATCGAACGAACAGCTTAAGGATATTCGTGCCGAGTTGAGCAAATTGAAAGTAGAAAACGGGGGCTTGATCGTAGAAATTGGCCGGTTGGAGGGGATGATCAAGCGCCTGGAAGGGGACATCACCATAAAGAATACTGAGGCGAAAGTGATGCACGAAGAAATCCGAAATTTGCGGAACGAACTGGATCAAAAGAACCAGGAGATCGAGGCACTGGAAACCGAAAACAAGCAACTGAAACGGCGCGTGAGTGAGCTGGAGCGCAAGTTAGCCAAACTGGTTGAGGAATATGATCAGGAAAAGTGACCCCAAGGACCTGGAGCAGCTGGCTCTGGGGCTTGATTTGCCTGCTGCAGAAGAAGAGGCTGGATTATCCCGGGGGGAGATGACCCGGATCAGCCTGGCGGCGATGCACGCGCTTGAAAACCTGCAGGAAGTGGAAGCCAAGGCGGGTTGGTTTGCCGATTATGTGCGGTTAAAAGAGCTGGGGTTCATGTGGCGAGTGGCGGCATATATCGCCTGGGAAGCCAGCCCGAGGGGCAAGCGGTGGCCAGAGAGCATGGCACTGCTGGCAACAGAGGTGCTGGGATTGAAATCGCCCAGGGTGATTTATACTTGGCGGAAGAAAAACCCGGCGATTGACGAAATTATCGCGGTGATGCAAACCGAGCCGTTGTATGAGCACCGCCGGGATGTGATTGAAGCGATGATCGAGGTGGCCAGCAGCCGCGATTACAAGGGCCATTCTGACCGGAAGTTGTTTTTTGAGATGATCGGCGATTATGTACCGCGGGCCCAGGTTGACGTGGGCAAGAAAAGTTTGACCGAAGATGATTTGAGCGAGTTGAGCGATGAGGAACTGCGCCGATTGACCGAACGATTGAAGGATGATGGGCTGGCCTCCGTGCCAACCCCTACAGAAGACGATGCGGGGGAGAGTTGAGATGTTGACGGCGATTGATCCCGAAGTGGCGCAAGCGGAACTGGCGATGCGGACACTTGCCAGGCGGAACCTGGTGGATTTTAGCGAGTATGTAAGCCCGTGGTATCACGGATATCGCCATCATCGACTGGTAGGGGAGTATTTAGCCCAGGTTGTGGAGTTTATCCGCTCGAGGGGGAAAAAGGGGATCGGCAGGTTGATGATCACGATGCCCCCCAGACACGGGAAAACAGAGCAATGTTCGCGGCAGTTCCCAGCATGGCTGCTGGGATTGATGCCGGATTCGCGGATTATTTTGACGAGCTATAACGGCGATCGAGCCAACGCCAACAGCCGCGGGGCGCGGGACCTGGTGATGGACGCACGGTATGCCGCCGTATTTGGCCATAAATCATCGGTTGATACACCGGTTGACCTGTCCTCGGACAGCCGGTCGGTGACTGCGTGGGACCTGGCGGCGCCCCATCGTGGGGGCGTGGTGGCGGCTGGCGTGGGAGGTGGAATCACCGGAACGGGCGCTCACCTGCTGGTGGTGGATGATCCACTGCGCGGGCGAGAGGAAGCCGAGAGCAGCGCTCAGCGGGACCGGGTGTGGGATTGGTGGACTTCGACAGCGTATACACGCCTGGAGGACGGCGGCGCGGTGGTGTTGATTATGACCCGCTGGCACCCGGATGACCTGGCGGGCCGGTTACTGCAACAGATGGCGAGCGACCCGATGGCGGATCAGTGGGAGGTGGTCAATTTGCCCGCACTGTGGGAA